TAGAGAAACGGCATTATTAAAGAAAGAATTTAAAGATAAAGGTTTGCCAGAGATTAACATTGGTTCAGGTGTCAACACAGGAACATGTATCGTTGGTAATATGGGTAGTGACATGAGATTTGACTACTCAGTAATAGGTGACGCAGTAAACCTGGCCGCTAGACTAGAGGCTGCGACAAGAAATTACAAAGGTAAAGACGGTAATATTCTTGCTACATTATATTCTTCTCATACAATGGAACAACTGAAAGATGTTGAAAGTATTGAAGTTGACAAAATTAAAGTCAAAGGTAAAGAAGAATTAATTACAATCTATAAACCAAAGGAGGCGATTTAATCTAAAGACTATTTTTTCAGAACTAACATAGGAGGTAAATCTGACACGATTACAACAACGAAAATTGTATAAAGTAATTAAACGTAAACGACACACTGACCATAGAACACGACTTTACAGATTACATGAGGCGTGGGTTCAAATAAGAAAACAAAAAGATAGAAGAAGGAGGAAAACGCAGAAAAAGTTATTTATTTTACAAAGATGTGCTGAATTAGGCATCCGTTCAGCAGCGTAAACAACTAAATAGATATAGGACAATTTAATAAAACGATAAACGGAATGTGTTATCAATAAGTAATAAATATGAGTCCTACTATTTCGTCCTTGCAAGGATAGAACAAGATTACTAAGAGAGAACACATGGCAGACAACAATGGTCTAACAGACCTTAAAGTAGAAATTGAAGGTTTGAAAAGAGACGTAGACAACGTTGGCAATTTGAATAGTCGTTTAGATACAGCTATTGAGAAACTTACAGACGTTTCTACATCTATCAAACAGATGTTGGCTGTACATGAAGAGAAGATTTCCAGACAAGAACAGATTGATGAAATTATCTTTGAAAAGCTTAAAGATAGAGCTGGAGAGATAGATAAAGTACATCAAGACCTTTCAAAAGAAATGAATCAACTAGAGAAGAGACTACTCATTGAAATCAAGTCACTTAAACTAGACATAACAAGTAGAGTTGGTGTATTAGAAAAGTACAGATGGATGATTTTAGGTGGTGCATTTATTGTTGGTTGGTTTATCGCATTAAATGGCCACGAAATCCTAGGATTAATGAAGTAGGTCAGCTGGACTAAAACCACACCTTTTTAAGCGCTGGAAACCTCGGTGCTATTTTTTACGCCGGAGGGTTCGTTTCAGCATTGACATATGTAGTTTATTATGTTATTATGTGTACTCAATTCAAGTGAAAGTAAAATACGTATATTATGTCTAGTTATATTGATTTAAAGTTTATCAATGAAATATCTGCCAGGTTGGCACAATTTAAGAAGAAGTCTGATTATCTATATAATTTCAGATGTCCTTATTGTGGTGATTCGCAGAAGAGTAAAACTAAAGCAAGAGCATATCTCTACAGAGTAAAAAACGATATGTTTTTCAAGTGTCACAATTGTAGCGAAGGACACAGTTTATCAAATTTTCTTAAATACCTTGACCCTAAAAAGTACGAAGAGTATTTACTAGAAAGATACAAAGGTTCAGCGCCCTCCACGGCAAAACCTAAGTTTGATAACTTTAAACCACACTTTGAAGAAAAAGACTTTTTACAAGGTCTAAAAAAAGTGTCTGATTTAGATGACAACCATCCGGTGTCTCTATACGTTCAGAGAAGAAAAATACCTAAAGAGTATTATAGTAAACTTTTCGTTAGTGATAAGTTTATGAAGTTTGTCAATGAAGTAAAACCTAATACGTTTTCTCATTTCAAAGGCGAACATCCTAGGTTGATTATACCATTTTATGGTGTTGACGGAAAAGCATTTGCTTTTCAAGGTCGTGCCTTTGGTAAAGAACAGCCAAAATACTTAACAATTAAGCTTGACGAATCAAAACAAAAAGTGTATGGTTTGGATACAGTAAATTTGCAAGACCAAATTTTTATTGTAGAAGGACCTATAGACAGTATGTTTATAGATAATTGTTTAGCAGCTGGTGGTGCTGATTTGACGCTACAAACTCCAGTTGACCAAGTGACTTATATATTTGATAACGAACCTCGTAACAAAGAAATTGTTAATAGAATGTATGATGTTATTGATAAAGGATACAATGTTGTAGTTTGGCCAGAAGACTTACAACTGAAAGATGTAAACGATTTAATTATTTCTGGTATGACGAAAATAGAAGTGAAAAATCTTATAAGTAAACATACGTATTCAAGATTAGAAGCATTAACAAAAATGACCAATTATAGAAAGTGTTAGGAGGAGTAGAATGGTAACAGAACAAATTAAGGTACAAAAACGAAATGGTAGAGGTACAGAGCCACTTAACATTGACAAGATACATGAAATGGTTGAATATGCTTGTGATGATATCACAGGTGTTTCTTCTTCTCAAATTGAGATGTCTAGTGGTCTTCAATTTTATGATGGCATTAGTACAGATGAAATACAACAAATTTTAATTAAGTCTGCTTCAGATTTAATCACACTAGAAAATCCTAACTATCAGTTTGCAGCTGCTAGGTTATTACTATTCAGTTTACGTAAACAAATATTCCATAAGATGTGGGACCACCCACATATCTATACTCACACTAAAAAAGGTGTTGAGATAGGTGTTTATGATAAAACAATTTTAGACGTATATGATGAAAAAGATTTTAATAGAATGGAATCTTGGATTTCACATCAAAGAGATTATGATTTTACATATGCTGGTCTAAGACAAGTTATTGACAAGTATCTAGTACAAGATAGAAGTAATGGTATGGTGTTTGAAACTCCACAATTTATGTACATGCTAATAGCGGCTACTATCTTTGCTAATTATCCTAAAGAAACGAGAATGACATATGTTAAAAAGTATTATGACGCTACTTCAAAATTTAAAATCAATATACCTACGCCGGTTATGGCCGGTGTTAGAACTCCCATTAGGCAGTACGCTTCTTGTGTTCTGGTTGATGTTGATGATTCTTTGCCATCTATTTTCAGTAGTGATATGGCTATTGGCAATTATGTTGCACAAAGGGCTGGTATTGGTATTAACGCTGGGAGAATCAGGGGTATCAATTCCCGAATTAGGGGCGGTGAAGTCCAGCACACAGGAGTTGTACCTTTCCTCAAAAAGTTTGAGGCAACAGTTAAGTGTTGTACACAAAACGGTGTTCGTGGCGGTTCTGCTACAGTGCATTTCCCTATTTGGCATAAAGAAATTGAAGACATTATTGTACTCAAAAACAACAAAGGTACGGAAGATAATAGAGTACGTAAACTTGACTACAGTATTCAATTATCTAAAATCTTCTATGAGAGATTTATTCAGGATGGCGAAATAACTTTATTCTCACCACACGAAGTACCTGAATTATATGAAGCATGGGGAACACCAGAGTTTGATGAACTGTACGAAAAGGCAGAACGTAAAACTAGTGTAGAGAAAAGAAAAGTATCAGCACAAACATTGTTTATGAATATGTTAAAAGAACGTGCAGAAACAGGTCGTATCTATATTATGAATATTGACCATTGTAATACCCACTCTTCTTTTAAAGATAGAATTTACATGTCTAACTTATGCCAAGAGATTACATTACCAACTAAACCTATCACACATATTGATGGTGAGGGAGAAATTGCGTTATGTATACTAAGTGCAATCAACGTAGGTAAGTTACAATACCTAGAAGATTTAGAAGGTCTTTGTGACCTTGCTGTTAGAGCGTTAGATGAGATTATTGACCACCAAGAATATCCTGTTAAGGCTGCCGAAGTATCTACCAAGGCAAGACGTTCTTTAGGTATTGGTTATATTGGTCTTGCACATTATCTAGCAAAACAAAAACTAAACTATTCTGACCCTAAAGCATGGAAAGAAGTTGATGAGTTAACAGAGAACTTTCAATACTACCTGTTAAAAGCGTCAAACAACTTGGCAAAAGAAAAAGGTCAGTGTGAGTTATTTCATAGAACTAAGTATAGTGATGGTATTTTACCTATTGACACCTATAAGAAAGAAGTTGATGATATTTGTAATCGTAAACTTACTATGAAATGGGAAGAGTTACGTAAAGATATTAAAGAACATGGTTTAAGACATAGTACATTATCAGCACAAATGCCGAGTGAATCTTCTAGTGTTGTATCAAATGCAACAAATGGTATTGAACCACCAAGAGATTATTTGTCTATTAAGAAGTCTAAGAAAGGTACTCTAAAACAAGTTGTACCTGACTACAAGACTTTAAAGAATTCATATACTCTATTATGGGACATGAAAGGGAATGAAGGATATATAAATATCGTTGCAGTAATGCAGAAGTATTTTGACCAAGCAATCTCTGGTAACTGGTCTTATAATCCAGAACAATATGAAGAAGGTCAAGTATCTATTGCCCAAATGGCACAAGATTTGTTAACAACTTACAAACTAGGTTGGAAGACAAGTTATTATCAGAATACATATGATAGTAAGAAAGACGAAGACGAACCTTTACATCCAATGGGGTGGAAAGACGAAGTAGAAGAAACGCAACCAGCAACGTTACAGGCAGATGATGAAGAAGCCTGTGATTCTTGCACCATATAAGAGAGAGAAAATAAATGAGTAGAAGTGTATTAAACACAGGTAAGAATGTTGACTTTACGAAGCAACCTATGTTCTTTGGTGAAGACTTACAGATACAAAGATATGACGATATGAAATATCCTATCTTTGATAAGTTGAACCAACAACAACTAGGTTATTTCTGGAGACCTGAAGAAATTTCTTTGCAAAAAGATAGAAATGATTATGCACAATTATCCGAGCAGCAGAAGTTTATCTTTACTGCTAATTTAAAGTATCAAACTATGTTAGATAGTGTACAAGGAAGAGGTCCATGTTTGGCATTCTTACCATTTGTATCATTGCCTGAGATAGAGGGTTGTATTGTTACATGGGATTTCATTGAGACAATTCATTCTCGTTCTTATACATACATTATTAAAAACTTATACTCACAACCAGGTGAAGTATTTGATACTATTATGGGTGATGACAAAATTCAAGCAAGAGCAACATCAATTACAAAGACATATGATGACCTAATTAATCTAGGTTACCAGTGGCATTTGAATCCTGAAAAAGTTGACATGTATGAATTGAAAAAGAAACTATGGTTAGCGTTAGTTACTGTAAACATTTTAGAAGGTTTACGTTTCTATGTATCATTTGCTTGTTCGTTTGCATTTGGTGAATTAAAACTACTAGAAGGTAGTGCTAAAATTATATCATTCATTGCAAGAGATGAATCACAACACTTAGCAATGTCACAACGTATTATCAATAACTACAGAGATGTAGAAGGCGATAAAACAATGTTAAAAGTCATCAAAGATACCGAAAAAGAAGTTATCAAAATGTATGACGAAGCAGTAGAAGAGGAAAAGCGATGGGCAACATATCTGTTTTCCAAAGGAAGTATGATTGGTTTGTCAGAAAAACTGTTACACCAATTTGTAGAATACATGGCGAACCGAAGAATGAGGGCAATCGGCCTAACTCCGAAGTACGACCAAAGAACAAATCCATTACCATGGACAGACCACTGGCTGAATTCAAAGGGTACACAAAATGCACCACAAGAAACAGAAATTGAATCTTACGTGATTGGTGGAATTAAACAAGATGTTGAAAAAGACCAATTTAAGAAATTTAAACTATAATGGAAAAAGCAAGAAAAGAATGTACGAACTGTGAGACAACTTATCATGTTACGTGGGATATTAATGAACAAGATTTAGAACCTATGTCATGTCCGTTTTGTGGTTGGGAAGTTGAACATGAACCAAGTGATACAATTGAGGAGATACCTAATGACGCAGACGGTAGAGACACAGAAGACATTAATTGGGATTGATTACAGTTTAACTTCTCCGGCAATTAGTATTGATAATGGAGCATTGATGTTCTTTTACCTAACAAGTAAAAAGAAATGGGCAATGACTATGAACGATACAATAGTAGGTGAGGCACACAAAGAATATAAAACTGATATAGAACGATTTAAAAATATATCAGATTTTGCAATCAACGTTATTCAATCAACACACAATCCATATGTTTACATAGAAGGTTACTCTTTCGGTTCAAAAGGCCGTGGTGTATTTCAAATTGCTGAGAATTGTGGCATTTTAAAGTACAGATTAGAAGAACTAAATATACCATATAAGATAATAGTACCAAGTGTTGTAAAGAAATTTGCAACAGGAAAAGGTAATGCTGATAAAGATAAAATGTATGAGGCATTTAAAAAAGATTTAAAAATTGACTTGAAGAAAATATTTGATACAGAAAAAGTTGGTAATCCAATTTCAGATATTGTTGATAGTTATTACATAGCTAAATGTGGAGCAGATAATGAATTTAATTAAAGGGTGGCATTTACCAGATTGGGACACCCACTATGAAGGAATGTTGAAAGAGATAAATGGTAAATGGGAAT